ATCTAATTGACGTCTTAGTGAACCAATTAGCTTCTGTGTCGTCGGGCTAACCGCCGCATTAAACTTAGGATCAACATTTAGTTCGAGCTCAAGTTTCTTGTCAAATAGTTTTGTTAACTGCGATTCGATAGCTTTAGCGGTAGCAATGGCTTTTATTCGTGACAAATAACCATCATAGGCAGATTGCAACCCGGTTATTATTCCATTCTCTTCTTTTAATGCACCAAAGAACTCCTGATTTTGCTGCTTAAGTTCGTCAAGGGCCTTCCGCCTTTGTGATGCATTAAGATCATTGCTTTGAAGTGCATTAACTAAAGTGGTTATGCGTGAAGCAGATTGCCCTACCTCACCGCTTACGCTCTGGACTAATTTCTGATATTCATCAAGTGCCGCCGATGCCTTTTTCGTAGCATCTGAAGAAGATGTGAAGCCTCGCGTCCAGGCACTAAAGCCAACTGAAGCGAAGGTTAGAGCAGATGTTACAACTGAAAGGGCGGTACCAATGCCTGCTGGTCATAATACCGTATATAACAATACTTTGCCAACTGATTGACCAGATTCTTTTGCTGCCGCCGATAAGGCTCTAAACGACTGTGGTAACTGGGTAATATTGTTTTGAATACCAACAAAGCCAAACGCCGAATCCTGAATAACTCGGTTTATATCTGTAAGCGCTGCGCCTGCGGCCTTAGACGAATCTTTAACTTTACCAAGACCATTTGCAGCACTTGTAGCAGCAGGATTAATCTTCCCTAATGTGCTTTCGAAACCGAGCACCTTAAGATTATTAAGCTGAGATTGGGTTACTTTGATTTGGTCATTAAGGCGCTTCAGTGTAGCAAAATCGGTTGCAGTTGATAGCTCCTTTTCTAAAGATTCAATTTCAGCCTCAAGCTGCGCAATAGATTTAATAGGCTCTTGAAAGGCTTGCTCCATGGCTTGGCCTGCGCCTAACGCCTCAGCCCCAAGTTTATCAATAAACTCGTTTAGTCTTTCTAGCGCCCCAGCACTGGCGGCTACTTCGTCAAACGCTTTTGATGCGGCTTCTCCGAATTGGGCAACATTACTCGAAGCGACCTTTAGTTCACTTGTGACAGCTGATATATCAGCCCCTACTACTATTTTAAGTCCTACATCTGCCATTATACTGAGTAACCCGCTTTACGGTAAGATTCGAATACTGCCTCCATGGCGAGTTTTTCTGCAATCGCCTGCTCTTCTCTATGTAATGCCTTTTCTTCATCGCTCGGGTCTGTAGGCAAACTCATAATATCTTCGGGATGCATAACCGTTCCTTTTTTCAAGTAAGGCAAAGACCCATACCAGGCGATAAACCGGGCACGCTCCCATTGGAAAGATTCTCTTTTTTGATACCCACGGTAATGCCTAAGTATTTCGCCAATGGTTAGATCGTAATATTGATCAGGCATTAACTGAAGTTCAGAGCAGATGTCAAATACAAACTCCCATGTTAGCTCTTTGCTTTTTCGGGAATTTTTTTTTCCTGCCCGTTTGACCCGCTGTCTGTAAATGAAGCCACGATAACCCCTAGCATAGCAATGAATCCATCGCTAGCAATGCCCCCAATATCATCTATCCAATCGGAGGCATCCATATCAGTGTATTTGAACTCTTTGTTATCCTTAATATGCAAGTACTCCGACGCACAAAGCATTAAAGAGATAAATCCTGAGAGCGTCATACCTGCGCTTAATGCATCCTGTAGTTGGGATATGTTCATGTTCCCGTTAAGCTCACAAAAGCGTTTAAATGTCCACGTGCAAAAGCGCAGAGGGATTTGTTTACCATCTCCCAGTTTTATGGTATAATATCCTCGTTGTTGTAGCATGTTTTATATTATGGGTTCGAAATATCGAGTATGCCTTCACCAGTGAGTGTCCAACTGAACTTAACAACGTCATTGGGCGCAAATTGTAAATCGAGCGACGTAACCTTACAGCTACCTTTCAAAAAGAAATTGTTACCTGTTGAGCCGCTTGACGGATTACGCACTCTGAATTTGATTGTCTCCCCGTTTGTTTGCGCGATCAATAACCGGTTATAAGTAACCTGCGAACCAGCGTCAGGATCGGCCCGGCAAATAGCTGTACCGGTTGGATTAAACGTTTGGCTTCCTACACCAACCACCTGCCCGCATGTAAGGGTGTCAGTAACAGTGGTAGGCAATTCGGTAGGCACGTTATAAGCCTCCAAACAAACAAGGACCTGCCAGCTTACTTCGCTATCAAATGATAACTCTATCGGCGAGGTAGATGATTGAATAGTTGTCATTTTATTTTATTGAGTTGTGTAAAAAGAAAAAGGGCATACACTCATTTCTGAGTATATGCCCCTATAATTTTGGCCGGGCTTATTAACTGGCCGTCAGTCTTATAATTGTGCGATCTTCGCCGTTAGCCTCAAGAACTTAGCGGACTCTGTTTCTGCATTCTGTAACCTCACCTCACTACTATTCACACTCTGCGCTTGTAAACAATTTATCTGAAACCCACTCTGTTGTACTAATCCATCTGTTGCTGTTCCAGGAAAAAGAATTTGTGTTATTTGTTGGCTAACGTGATCCAGTTGATCCTTACTGATTGCATCATCTGTTTTAGTCTCAATCTGTAAGATAATCGAACTGTCATGTAAAAATATGGAGAAATTCGGGATTTGGTTGCCTGTTTCTGTCGATAAGATTACATAAGTATTCGTTACCGCATCTTCTGCCTTGCCATCATACACTTGCACCGCCTGGCTGTCCAAGTCGGTTATATTCCCATTAAGCGCCGAAAACACGGCCATTCTAAATGCCTTATGTGGATCTTTCATATGTCGTCCAATATTTTCTTAACCCGTTCAATAATCTTAGGCCGTTCCTCAAAGTAAGGTGCAAAAAAGAAAGGATGTGGGTTAACACCATTTCTGAGAATGCTAAGAGCAATTGGCCATGCAGCTGAAAAATCTTCTTGTAATTGTTGGTTGGCGCCGCCTAATCTCTTTCTCGTTTTAGTACTATACCGACCTGCAATACCTTTGCGGCGAACCCAGGCAAGGATGATAAGGAAAAACGCATCAAAGCCAATATTAGGCCCTTTAAGGTTAAACTGTTTGGCGTAGTCCTGCAGCTCTGGTGGTATACGAGCTTTCTTTTTAGTGCCAAACTCCATGAAAGGCGTATACTGTTTGCTGGCCAGTAGCTCATTCGATAAGTCATTAACCTTCTTTACGATTGTAGCCTGCTTAAGGCCGCCTTCGTCAACCGGCGCCAACCTGATTTGTTTAGCGTTGATCCGATTAGCACTATCTTTTAGTTCGCCGCCAATCTCTTTTTTAAGTTTAGTTGATGCGGCTTGCATTCGCTTCTGCAGCTTATCTAGCCCCTGTATCGATATGTTGAACGGCTTACTCATTATCTAACATAGTATAACAGCTTTCGCAAACGGCACCGTCCAGTTCTACCCTGTCAAATCCTGTCTGTAATACGCCTGCGAACTTCTTTAAATACATTTCTTCTTTGCAAACTTTACACTGGCTACAATCGCCAGGCTGTTCTTCCCAAAAAAATGTTATCGCTAATGATAATCCTGCCATTATTCGTTTTCCAGGAGGGCAAACCTGTAATATCTTTTTTTCTGATCAATTGGTTCATAATTATCAACCTTAAAGGTTCTACCATCTATAATCCACCGTATTGACTTTTTATTGGTCACATTTGCAATGGCGGTCTGATACCGACACACCCATGACCAGGCTGAGTTTATTTCCACCTCTACACTATTCATGGATCGGCCGCCTCTGAGTTTAGTCAAGTTCCCTCGGCAGGTAAGTAGTGTCGAAAAACTATCTTTATACCCAGCGCCTTGCTGCGTAGGTGTATTAATTTGCAACTGCCCGGATTGCCGGAGTTCCCCTATTTCAGTTTTTACCGCCATAGTTCCCGCCTGTGTTTTGATGCAAATAATTCGAGCGCTTCATCAAGCCCTTTGGGGCGCTGCTGCCCCCCTTGTAGGCTCGTTAATGCCTCATCACCTTTATGTTCATAACAATAGCTGCATATGCGTTTAAGATCAAGAATAAGGTCATTAGGCGCTTTGCCTGTTGCATATCCAGCTGTATACACCAGCTTCCAGCGACCGGAAACGAACGGCTTAAATACTTCATAGCCATTAGTAATGCCATCAAGTTCATAATCTGTCCCCGATGTTTGGGCTGTATATGTACCAGTGCCGGTTTTCAATGAAGCTGAGGTTAAAGTAGCAACCGGCCCATAAGGCAACTCCCGTTCGCAGTAGAGGTCAGCAAATAATGTTATTGTCTTACTCACTAGACTAATACAACAGTACTGCTCAATGGCTGCCCTACAAGCTTTTATAAGATCGGTCAGATAGGTATCATCATCGGTGTAAGTAATCTGCAAATGAGCCTTTAATTGGATCAGCGTTATAATCTCAGTTGCGCCTGATTCATCAAACTGCACATCATGGATTGCATTATCCTGGTATCGTGGCAAATGGGTCATATATAATTCGGCCTCCTGACTGAATTGGTCTTTTTTGAACTAGCTACTGCGTTAAACAAGAACGACTCGACGGCCGTCAGCCTCTCAAGCGGGTCAAGCTCCCTGCTACGGCGCCGGCACTTATCACTTATTACTTTATAATATTTTTTGTCCTTGTCCAGCTTGTTTATTTGTTTCACAATGTACGAAATATCGTAAGTATCGCGGTCGTCTTTTGTAATGACATTGTTATTATCGCGTAGTGGTTGCTCCCTTTCTGGTATGTATATGCCAGCGTCAGCGCAGTTCTCCTTCAATCCTTCCGTAGGTGTACAAATTACCGGGATACCGTTACACATCGCTTCAGCCGCGGTCATGCCCCAGCTTTCATAACGTGATAACATCAACAAAATACGCGTCTGAGCGTACACATC